CCGTTATATCGCCTGCGCCCATGTCAGTTGTCATGCCAATATCGGCATAGGTAAAGCGCGGCAGCACGAACATAGCATTGGCGTTGCCAGCGCTGTCGCGAATGATGGTCTGTCTGCCGCCGGTTGCTATCGCGTCATACGTCAGTTTCGGGTAGGCGCCATCCGTGAAGTAGACCCGGTTGTATTGATCCTGTGCGATTGGCGAGCGCATTACCTCAACCAGCCCGCTCCAGGCAAACCAGAATTCGCCGTAGTAGTGGAAAATTGTCTTTGGCGTAAATGGCAACTGAACACCCAGGCCAAGATCGTCACGCAGCGGGGTGATAATCCCGCGGTCGAATGCGCAATCCTGCGCCAGCTCTGCAGCTTCATCTGGCAATAGCTGGCCAGCCACGCGCGGTATCATGCCTCGCATGGTCACAATATCGATAAGTGGCATTAGATGCTCCGGCAAACGGAAACAAAAAAGCCCCACTCGTGAGAGCGGGGCCATGATTGGAATATCCTAACGCTGGGAGGCTACCAAGTAAATGCCAACACATCTTCTACGCTTACCAGCGTAGCTACCGCCAGCTCGGCGGCGTTGCTGGCCTGCCGGATCTGCTCACGCAGGGCGAGCACATCGGCCACCGTCTCGAACCCTACCTCACCCAACTGCTCGCGCTCCTGCGCCCGCTGCAACCGCCAGTCTAGCGCGGTGATGCGGCGCTCAGCCTCAGCTTTTATCTCGACGACTTTAGCCGCCTTCGCCTCGTCCAGAGTAATGGGTTGTGGGATGGGCTCTGGCTCTGGTTCGGGCTTGGCCTTCTCGCGCCAGCTATTCGGATAGAATTCATCAGCGAAATCCGCATCTGCGATAATTGTATTAATGACAGCCCCAGAGCTGTCTAAAATTTCTATTTCCATTATCCCACCCTCCGAATGGCAATGAAGCCCTGACCGCCACGGCCAGTCGCTGCGTGACCGGGGCCAAGATACCCAGGGATTGAGCTAAGGAAGGATGGTACCGAACCACTTACGCCACTTGCTCCGCTAGCTCCAGTGGTGGACGACACAAGGCCAATGCCGCCGCCGCCACCACCAAAGCCGCCATGACCGCCAAAAGGCCCGCACCCACCGCCGCCAGCTCCGCCGCCTGCGCCTCCGCCGCCTGCGCCACTACCACCATCGCTACTCGGGCCACCACGACCTCCGATAAAATTTAAATCTCCGCCGCTGCTAGATCCGCCGCTGACGCCAGATGTGCTACCAGATCCACCCTCCCCACCACCGCATGATATATTCAGTCCAGCACCCACTATCGTGCTAGCGCCTCCGCTGCTTCCTGTATAGCCAGTTGAGCCACCACTACCAACTGTCAGCACCAATGTCGTTGATTTTAAAATATTGCGACGAACAACACTCATGCCACCACCACCACCACCGCCATAACGACCACCACCACCACCACCGCCATAGCCACCACTAGCACCGCCTTCTGGTTGAGTAGCAAGCCCACACCCGCCACCACCCCCAATACAAACGATAAAATACTCGCCATCCTCTGGCACAACCCAAGACTGACTGGAGGTAAAAACGCGCCACGGATATTCGGTAGGCCCAGAAGAGCTGGAACTCGCCAAATCAGCAACAGCCTTTTGGGTCAGCTTAACCTCGTTAAGAATGACCGGATCTAGTGCGCTCATGCGCCCCCCTCTGTAGTAGTGAAGCCGGTAAGACTGCCAGCCTGATAGTTGTATGTGGTGGTTCTGACAAGCTGCCCCAGCGTCTCCACCGCCTTAGTCAACCGACCGTCTGTGTAGCTGTACGCCGTCATCCGCTCCCCGGCAGGCAGCTGCTCTGTCATCTGCGTCAACGCCCCGCCCTCATAAACAAACGAAGCTGAACCGGCTGGCTGTAAGGCATCCAACGACCCGCTTGATGCGGCCCCTATCTCTTCAAGGCTCGGCAGCCAGTTACTCGGTCTGGCGCCAACTTGAGCGGCCGTCGGCATCCAGTCGGATGGTCGCGCCCCCACATCTGCAGCCGTTGGGGTCCATGAGTCAGGCCGAGCACCGATACTGGCTGGCGTTACTCCACCTATCGCTTCGCTGATCGCTTGCGCAAGCTGACTTTTTGACGGCACATCGAGGTGAGTGCGAGCAGCCTCTTTGTTCGGCACGTCCCCCAGGTTCTGGTCTTTCAGCAAGGCACCACCAGTGGCCTGGTCAACCAACTCCTCTGCCCGCTTGGCAGCTGACTCGGAGCGAGTGGCAGATTCGCTACTGGCTTGCTCGCTAAGGGCAGCCTTGTCGGCATGTGATTTAGCCAGCGCGGCCTGAGCGGCCCCATCGGCCGCTGCGGATGCCGCACTTGCAGCCGCAGCGGCCCCATCGGCCGCTGCGGATGCCGCACTTGCAGCCGCAGACTGTGCAGCACTTGTGGTAACGTTTGCAAGCCTTTGCAGCTCAACGATCCAAGAGGGGGTGGTAGGTTCAGAATAGCCCCCGTTCAGCAAAGTAGGCAAATCTAGGCCTGTTGCTACAGTGCTGTTCAAGACAATTTGCCCACAGTTAATAGGCTTATTGTCATAAAGAGTCGCGAACACAGAATAGGTGTTGTACTCAAGTTGAATAGAGTACGCACCTGTCGAGCTTGTGATAATCACGCTCTCTGAGCGGTCCAATACTGGGCTAATGGACTGCAAGGCTACGAACTTCAAAATCACACCAGCAGCAGGTTGCCCTGTCTCTGGTAACTTCAATGTTCCTGCTACGGTATACGGCATAAAGGCACCTATGAAAAAAGGGGCCGAAGCCCCTTATGGAATGCGAACCTCTTACAGTTCCTTGGTGATCAGACGGGCGATGCGGATTTGCTTCCGTTCGCGGAACACGCGAGTGAACGCCCCTGCCGCTCCCAGCTCTGCGTTGGTCGGGCCGCCGTTGGAAGCTGCGGAGCCTTTCCAGGCGTGACCGACAGGGTGGATGCACCATTCCCAACGGTTGAACAGCTCTTCTTCACCACCGCCGTTGTTCGCGTGCGGGTTGCGCTTGACTTCAACCGGAACCTTCGGACTGCCTGCGCCCAAGCGAGTTGCACCTTCACCGAAGAGGAGGGTCTCGAACTTGCCACCGGAGTTCATGCAACCGTCGTCAACGATAACCTCGCGACCCATATAGGTTGCGATGTTCACTTCACCTCGAGCATCGGGGATGAAGTCGATGAGGTTGTTACGCATCAGGTTTTGATACACGATAGAGTGCATCATGACCATGCTGAGCTGGTCCATGCTATCGCCCATCAGCCCAATGGCAGAAATGAAGGCGCTGGCTGAGAACTTGGCAGCGTCACCCGTGCCTGCAGAAATGTCCAAAGTGAGGTCTTTGGCGATGTGGGTGGAACCGTTGGAGGGTGCCGCATCGTTGGTTGCAAAAACACCCTTCATGGTTGCCAGCCAAGCACGTTGCAGACGGCGAACACGGAAGGCTGCAACTCGATCCGCAATGGCCATCAGCGGGTCGCTACCGGTCAAGGAACCAGTCAGATCTGCGGAGCCCCAGGATTTGTTGCGCGACATGCGCACCTGGATTTCTGCCCCTGCCTTGATGTTGTCCGACTTGCTCTCCGCACCAGTATCGTTCGACACGTTTTCGGAGTGGTCCTTGGTAGTGCTACCGTCGCCTTCGTCAGACTCCAGGTCGTGATAGAAGGGTTGGTTGAAGGTTGCGCCACCGCCGGAAAGAAGGTCAGAGAGGCCTTGGTCCATTACCAGGGCGCCGGATTGTACCAGGCGGGATTTTTCAGCAGTCAGGGTCTGAACGTAGCCGGCAAAAATTTGCGGGACGATCAGATCGGACAGACGGGTGATGTCGAGAGCGGGAGCTGCGCCACGCTGAACAGACATCATACCTTTTGCGATCAAAGGGTGCATAGTAGACTCCAAATGAGGATAGACTTTTCTGTTGTAAGCCTATCCCATGGACGGCTTAAAGTGAAGACCATGCTTCATGTGCAAAATCTAGCGCAACACAGAAGCATGGTCAACAGGTTTTTGTTATTTTTTCGGCGGGCGGGAAGGGTTGAGTGGGTCCACACCGAAACGCGCTGCCATTTGCTTGGCTTTTTCAGGGTTTTCCTTGTAGATACGCATCTGCTCACCCAGGTTCCAATGGTCGTGGCTGTAAGGGTTTACACCCGCCCCTTGAGCGCCTCTGTTACCAGCAGAACCACCACCAACCGACTCTTCGAGCCAGTGGGGGCGAGCTGAAACCAGGTCGCGGAGAAGCTCTTCGGCGGAGACGAAAGCAGTAACACCCATGTTTTCACGAGTAACCACATTGCCAGCGTCGTCAACAGTCAGCAGGTTCTGGCCGTACATAACAGCGTCTTCAACTGCCGTGTCACGGATTTTGAGCACTTTGGCAGCTTTGCGAACTTGCTCGGCGATGGTTTGGCGCTGCTCTTTGGTTTTGAACGAAGCAATCAAGTTGTCGCGCTCCGCCAGGCCTGCCTTCGTGGTTTCCAACTCCCGTTGCAGGGGAGCCAGCTTGGCTTGCAGCAGCTTTTCAACGTCGGCAGGTGCGCCGCCCTTGCCCTGGCTAGCTTCGAGTTCAGCGATTCGATCCAGGTTTGCGACAATTTCGTCAACAGAGCCCAGCGCTGCCAAAGGTGCGTAGGTTTGTTTCGTGGCCTTGTGGTCGTTGCGCTCTTTCACCAGCGCTTGCTGAAGCTTGTCGACGTCTTGTTGGGTTTTAACGCCCTTAACGCCAGTCAGGACCATTTTGCCGTCCTTCTCGCTGTACAGGTCTTCATAACCTGCGGGGATAGCTTCTTTGTTCTCGTAAACGACTTCCAGGCCTTCGCCGCGCGGCATCGAGCAGAGGAAAGCGAGGGAGTGGGGTGCGAACTGCATCTTAAACTTAGACATTGAAAATTCTCCTGTTGCCATGCAACAAAGTGAAGCGCCCGACATTGGGCGCTTGTAAGTTAAAACGATCAGACAACTTTGTCAAGTCGCTTGGTTTTGTTTAGCTTGAGCAATCCCGCCCGCTGTGACTGCCGAGCCTTGCGCTTGCTGAACTCCATTTTGGTCAGCTTTACCTGACGCCATCATGTCTTTGACGAACGGATATTTCGTGAACTCTTCATCCATCTTCTTCATCTCTTCTTCAAAGGTCAATGTGGTCAACCCTTGATCAGACAGATAGCTGTGGATGGTCTCAAGAGAGACTGGTGCGCCCAGCTGGCGAGCTGACATGGTCTGGACTAAGTTTTGCCCAGAGAACAAAGCTTTCGAGAAGTCCAAGTTGGGCTTAACAATCACTTGGTTTTCGTCCAGCCCCATCCATCGCGCACACAGCTTCAGCAAAGCCTCTACACCGCTGGCACCTGTTTTCGCGAGCTGCACGAGGGAAGCAGTACGGGCACCTATACGGGTGCGAAGAGCTTCCCCAGACTCCTGGCTGCCTTTGGTGTTGTTAACCATTTGGCCCGCTTTCAGTTGAGCTTCGGCTTTGTCGTTCGCCAAAGCCATGCGGGCCTCCTCTAAGCCCTTCGATTCGATGCCAACGTATTTAACATCGCCTCCCATTGCAACGTCTATGACGGAGTTACCGCCCACACGAACAGGGGCCTTGCCGTCACTTGCGCCGTCGCCTATCGCGCCTACGCGAACCAAAGTGTCTTGGCCTTGTGTCGCCAAGTGTTGGCGGTAGTCAGCATCGCTAATGTACATCGAAAGGACAAGGTTTGCTAAACCTAGCAAAGGAGGGCTGTCAGGCTCAATCAAGCAGTCTGACGCATTGATTGCGACAAAAGGGATCTCATTCAAAGGTGAACCTTTATACTTAGGCACAATCATCTTCGTTTTGTCGAAAGAATCAGTTTCCTGGTCGTTGACAAAAAGGCCTTGTTGATAAACAGCACCGGAGTTGGCTTTATCGTCGACCTCCAAAGGCCCGAGCAACAAAACCCTTCGACGGATCTGGTCTTGCCAGTCGAACCCGCCTTCTACGCGCACAGGCCCGGATTCGTCAAGCACAAGCATGTTAAGAGAGTCTCGAGCCACTGCCCCGTCAAGCCTGCGATCAGCAGAATCCCAATTGCGAATAGCTGGAGCATAGTAGACGCTAATAAAGGGCTTATTTTCCGCAGATGCAACGGAATCCATGTCCAGCAGAAGACCCACTCGACCGTTTCGGAGTTGCATCTCGTTTACGGCTGCCAGCAAGGCTTGCAAACCCATCCCGTCACGGGTGGCAGACGTCAACATGTAAGCCATCTCGTCGGGTAGCTCGATCGTAGCTTGCTTGGACCACAAAAGACCGTGGTTATTCCGAACCGCCTCAGAGTAATCGTCTGGGAAGTTGGCCCTCAGTATATACTGTTGATACCGCTGGTAACCCAAGTCTTCGGGGGACGTCATCCCGTCCAATTCCATTGACATTAGTGGTGGCAAATACTTTTGCCGTTTTTCCTTGATGGTGTCCTGCCCTGCGAACACGTCATTCAGCTTTTCCCAAATAGGACTGAATTTCGCATAGAGCGGGTGGACGGCTGTGATGCTCATTTTACCCCCTGGTAGGTCTTACACCGCTGTAAACAGCTTGGTCTAGAATG